AATAAGCTCAAGTTCTGCGGTGCAACCGGAGGTGAAAAGGTTTATATCCTGTGGAGGGCCTAACAGGTCTTGGAGGGAGAGGACGATGAAGATCAGGACATTGATAAATGTGGCGGTTGTTGCACTGTTGATCGGGGCTTTGCTTGGAAAAATCACTTCCTCAGTCAAATTCGGGGTTGCAAATCAGGTACGACAGACCGCACCGGCTACAGTTCATATCGGCAATGTGGAGCAAGGTTGTCAGGGTTCTGGCGTTGTAATTGCTGCCGATGGAATAGTTCTGACGGCCAAACACGTTGTTGAAGGCGGTAAGAACTTCGTTGCAACACTGAACGACGGAACGGAACTGCGCTCGTCCAACGTCTGCATTTCCAATGATTATGACGTGGCATTTATCAAGGTCGATTGTAACGAGCCGCTGGTTGCTGCCAGTGTTGGCTCGTTACAGGATGTAAGGCTTGGTGAAGCTGTGTACGCCATAGGCAGTCCGTTTGGAAGTGAGAACTTCAATTCGATCACTATGGGCATCTTGTCGGCGCGTCAACGAGACCTGATGGAAGATCACTATGGCTGGCGAGTGACGTTTCAGACCGATGCTCCGGGCCTCAATCCCGGTAATTCTGGTGGACCTATTTTCAACATGGCCGGTGAAGTTGTAGGAATCGTGGTAGCTGGTCCAGCACGGTCGAACGTCGGTGTTACTTACTGTGTGCCAGTCGATGTGTTCGCCGGTGATCTGGATATGGTGCGCATGATGCTTGCGATGAATGCGTATAAGATTCAGGAAGCACCACAGCCTGATTACAGTCAGATGTACGAACATCGGAGATAATCTGGTGGCTAAGAAGAAATTAAAAGAGAACAAGGCACTATTAGAGCGTGGCAAAAAGAGTCGTGCCGGTATGTTGCTTTCCAGTTATCTTCGTGCGATTGCGCAAGAGAAAACGGAAACACTGATTGTCAATGGTCCAAATGGCAAACCGTTGCCGCCAAGACTCGTTAGCAAGGCCGAGATGCTGGCTCGTAGTATTTGGGCACAGGCGTTGGACATTGACCCGCTTACGGACGGCAGGTTGCGACTTGAATACAGCAAACTTGTTCTTGACCGTATAGACGGCAAAGCGGGAGCAGATGTAGATGATGCCGAAAGGAAAAGACTCTCACCAGCAGATCGTATGAGTGAGATGAACAAGGAGAGGATGAATCGGATTGCGAAAGAAGCGGAGGAAAAGGGATAAGGACTGGCTCTGCGCGAGTACGGGGAAGAAGTGTGAGGGGGAGTGCAAAGCAGCCCATTTGTATAGGGCGCGGAAAGTTGACGTTGAAAGATGTCCTGCCGCCTACGTTAAATGATAGGCACTGGATTTTCTGAGAAACCAAAACTTCCAGAACCATTTCCGTCTAACCGGCGATATTGGGAATGTCCGAAGACGGGGCTCATAGTCCCTAAACGCAAAGAAGAGAACCTCGCGTGGCGGGAAAAGTTGCAAAGACAAGCCGAGAATGATCCTGTTCTACAGCAGGATCTCATTTCTGCATCCGCCAAAAGTGTGATTTTTTGGCTCAATGCTTTTGCATGGACTTATCATCAATTTGATTACGACCCGATTACTGGTAAAGAAACTCCGACGGATGAAACAGATTGGCCGTTCATTTCGTGGGAAGTACAGGATGAGGCTTTAGGCGCATTAAGTGACGCGTTTGAAAACGGTCACGACATTCTTTTTGATAAATCACGAAAGATGGGTGCAAGTTGGCTGTGTCTTTCGTTTATTCATCACCTTTGGTTGTTCAGACCAAATACCGAAGCGCGTGAGATGTCACGAGTCGAGAATCTGGTTGATAGTAGTCTTTCCGATTCGTTATTCTGGAAACACGATTATCTAAATTCGTTGCTGCCCGATTGGATGTGTCCTCCGGGTGTGCTTGAACGCGGCAAAAATAATCGTACAGCGCTTCGTATTCACAACGAATTAAACGGCAGTACTATAGCTGGTACTGCCACTACAAAACACGCTATGCGTGCAGGTCGATGTCAGATCCTCTTGCTCGATGAATTTGCTGCCGTTGACAATGGTAGTGAAATCCGTACTGCGACTACGGCTGTGACCCCGTGTAGAATTGTAAATTCAACTACGCTTGGCGCTGGCACAGAATACAGCCGTTGGAAAAATGGCGGACAGATAAAAGTCTTTCCGATGATGTTCTGGGATGATCCTGATAGGGGTAGTGGTAGGTTTATCACGCAAGATAAAGTTACCAAAGAGTACAACATTTCCTCACCGTGGTTGGAAAAATTGCGTTTACGATCTACAGAGAAAGAGATTGCATCTGAGATTCTTGGTAAAGACCTCGAAGCTGGTGATATGTTTTTCAGTTTGACCGATTTAGAAAAACATATTGCCATGTTCGTGCGTCCTCCAGCGGCTAGATACAATATCAAGTTGCGCGGACAGATCGCTGATGAAGTCATGCCTGATTTTATTCGGCGGCGTGACAAGAGCATCTACCACATCGTTAGAGCCAAAGAAGGTTCGTTGGCAGTGTGGTGTGAACTTATAGATGGCAGACCTGATCAATCCAAAACATATATTTTTGGCATTGACACGTCTAAAGGGCAGGGTGCGTCTGAGTCAGTAGTGTCTATAAAGTGCAAGCAAACCGGAGAAAAAATCGCTCAATGGTGTGATCGTAACACGCCGCCTTATGAATTTGCTCGCACGGTCATAGCACTCGCTCTGTGGTGCGGTGGGTCGAAACCACAGTCATTGCCATTTCTAAAATGGGAAAACAACGGTCCCGGTTGGGATTTAGGTCGGATAATTGTCAAGACATTCAGGTATCCGCACTATTATATATCTGGTAAGGTTGGAATTGTCGGCGAGAAGAAAACAGACAAGTACGGTTTCCACACCGGGCGCGAGAGTAAAGTGCTGTTGCTGCGCGCTTATGAACGCGCGTTGTTGCAAGGCAAGACCATAAACCACGATAAACGGAGTTTGGAACAGGCGAAATACTATATCCACTATGAAGGTGGTGGGGTAGGTCCGGCTGAATTGAACGACAAGAAGCAGGCAGAAATGTTGCTCCACGGCGACAGGGTGATGGCGGATGCGCTGACCACAGAGGACCATGAAGTATCGGAACCCAAGCAGAAGAAACTCACAGCACCGTGGCGTTCGTTTGCTTGGCGACAGCGGGAGTGGATGCGACAACAGAGAAAACCTAAAGGTTGGCGACAGCCTTATGATTTCACTACGGGAGGATAGACGTGTTTGAACACACAGCCCAACGTGTTAGCGAAATGGCAAAAGAAGGGTTCGAGCGATTTGGCGACTATCGCCAAGCACGCGCGATGTTCATCAAAGACTATGTTGGTCAGTACTACGCGAACCCCAAAGGACTGAGCGGTGAGTATCCCATTAACCTTGTCTATCTGGCTATTCGCTCGCTAGTGCCGAATCTCGTGATGCGCGAGGGCATGAACAAAGTTATCACCGATGTACTCGCTCATAGGGAATATGCGGAACTACTTGGGCTTGCCCTGAACAGGTTACAGAAGCAGTTGAAGATGAAACGCAAGTTACGCGCAGGCATCGTAGATATGTGTTTTGCCTTTGCAGTTTTCAAAACGTCACTTGCTGCGTCTGGCAACCTATTACCCGGAGATGATGACATCAACATAGATCCCGGTCAAGTTTACACAGAACTCATCGACCTTGACGATTTTGTGTTTGACCCGCTTTCCAAGTCGTTCGATACGGCGTCGTTTCTTGGGCATAGGGTAGCCGTTTCGCGCTATAAGTTACTTGAGGAACAAGAGGGGTGGAACAAAGACCTTGTTCTTAAACTTCCGGCCATAAGTGATAGTACGCGCGATGATGAGCGTGTAGACCAACTAAGCCAGAAAGACAATGACGCTTCTGCAACGCGTGACATGCAGGAAGAAGTTGAGATAGTCGAACTGTGGATACCTGAAGCGCAGCAGATTTGCTACATCCCAAATCCGTATGATGTGGCTTTTGACAAGTTCCTGAAAATTCAGGATTATTATGGTCCCGACGAAGGGCCGTATACGTTTGGTTCCCTGACTCCTCCTGTGCCGAGTAACCCGCTACCTGTCGCTCCTGTTGGCGTGTGGCGTGACATAAACCACATGGCGAACCGTATTTACAGGAAATTCATGGATCAGGCGGATCGTCAGAAAGACATCCTGCTTTATAAACCGACTTACGCCGATCAAGCGCAGGCTATTCTCGATACACCAGATGGAAACAGTGTAGCGTGTGATGACCCATCGGCAATTCAAACAGTGTCGTTTGGCGGACAGAATCCAGAAAACGAAAAGATGCTCAACAGTCTGCACACTTGGTTCAACTACATGGCGGGTAACCCGGATCAGATGGCAGGTGTGCGGTCGTCTGCATCAACTGGCAAAGCTACTGAAGTGCAGGTGCTACAGTCGAACGCTTCAGTTGGCATCGAAGATATGCGGGACATCATAAACGATGTTGCCGGTGATATAAGCGCAAAACAGGCGTGGTACTTGCACACCGATCCCCTGATTGAATTGCCGTTGACCAAACGCGTTGCTGGCAAGGGAGAAATTCAGGTTTGGCTCACGCCGGAACAGCGGCAGGGTGATTGGCTTGAATACAACTTCGAGATAGTCAAGCGTTCCATGACCGTTCTTGATCCTGCCATGCGGACAAAGCGAATCATGGAGTTCGCTACCAATGTTGTTCCGGCAGCGTTTAATGCCGGGATGCTGGCAATGCAGCAAGGTTTCCCGTTTAACGTACCGCGTTATCTGATGCAGGTAGCGGAGGAAATGGGTATCGAATCGTTTATGGATGAGATATTTGAAGACCCCACGTTCAGACAACGTATGCAGGTGTTCGCTGCGTCTGGTCCGCAGGACAGCGGCAAGGCCGGGAACTCTGCTGCTGGTGCTATGCAGAATAACGGTAATCCGATGGCACACAATATTATGACTCCCAATCAGGAGTTTAACCAAAACGCACAAGAGACCGCTGCTATTGGTCAGAGTGCTTTTCAGGGGATGATGTAATGGGCATGAGACTGTCACAGTATGCTAAAAATTATGAAGGAAATTACGCCAAGACTGGTTCTACAGGCGAGTCACATGAGAAGGCGGAGAAAGGGTCACGCACTATGGCAAAGGTAGTAAAGCCCACAGCGGCAGAACAGAGAAAGATCGACGCCCGGTTGAAGAAGAAATACCCCCAGATGTACGACGACAACTGGCCGGGAAGATTGAAGAAGAAGGTGAAGGCCGAACTTGAACGGCAGAAACAAACTAAGCGCACCAAGCAGGTTTCGTCCGGGTTAAAAGCAGCCGGACTGAGTGACAAGGAAATAGCGAAATTGAGAGGAAAGTAATATGGCGAGTACAGTAGACAGCAATAAGAAATGGGAGGTGGAAGAGGATGTTCGCACCTTGATACGCGCCCAAGAAGTGCTGAACGATCCCGCGCGTTGTAAACGTGCGTCAACGGAAATGAAGAAACAAAATGAGGCTACAGATGATGCACAGGCGTTGCTGGAAAGCAAGGTGTCTAAGGGGTTGAAGAAAGCATTTAGTAGGGGGAAGTAACAATGCCGATGTATAACTACATCTGCGATGAATGTGGGCGTACCATGCGAGATGTTCGCCCCATGAAAGACCGCAACAAACAAACTGCTTGTGAGTGCGGACACAAGATGCGGCGGGATTGGAGCGGTCAACAGACGAACATAGGTGGTGACGTTTATCGCAAACCTATTGTTTCTGATTCGTTGGCTATAAATCCGTCCCAGATTCAAGAGCATAGGGAAATGTTTCCCGATGTGAAGGTTCATCCCGATGGAAGACCGGAGTTTACTTCTTTTCGGCAGCATGAGAATTATTTGAAGAAGACTGGTTTTGTGAAAGCTCCGCAAAGGATACGGAGAAGCCGGGGGACGCGGCTCAACTAAGACAGCAACCGGAAGTGCGTAGCTTCCGCTTACCCTGTTTTTTGGAGAGAGAAAATGTC